CCCAGCGTCTTGAGCGCCGGCAGGACGTGGTTGACGAAGTTGGGCAGGATCCGCTCGACGAACCACTCGTGCAGCGACTGGACCGCAGGGATCAGATGCTCCCGGATGGCCGGCACAACGTCGGCCACGAACAGGTCCTTCAGATGACTCAGCGCCGGGATGAGCTTCTGCTCGAGCACGGGCAGAAACTTGGAATTGAAGAACACCGTGATCGCGGTCACCGCGGGCAGCAGCAGCTCCCCGATTTTGGTCTTCGTTTCGGCGATCGCGGCGGACGTGATTCGCTGCTGGTTGGCCAGCCCGCTGGACGTGCGGGCGAAATCGCCCTGCGCATCGGAGGTCTGCGCGAAGATCTCAGCCTGCGCGGCCAACACCCTTTGCTGCGGCGTCAGCGACCCCTTGATCTGGTCGATGATGCCCTCTTTGAGGGCCCGGTTTTTCAGCGTGGCGTCGTCGAGGAGGATGCCGTACCGGCGGATCGGCTCTGACTCTCCACGCAACGCCGCCCCGATGGCCTGGATCGCGTCCTCGGGGCTGGTGTTTTTGAACGAGGCCAAGTCGGCCGACAGAGACACGAGTTTGGTGGAGAACCCGACCAGCCCGGCCCCGGACAGCCCGGCACTCTTGCCGAACGTCGCGAACGTGTTCGCCGCCCCCAACGCCTGGTTGCGGGTCTGCCCCAACGCGGTAGCGGCGTTGGCGGCGAAGTCGCCGACCGCCTTGGCGCCCTCACCGAAGATCACGTTGACGGCGGACTGGGTTTCGGCCAGGTCCCGGGCCCCGTTGATCGATTCTTTGATCGTCGAGATGGCCTTGCCGACCGCCAGCACGCCGCCCAGCGCAACCGAGATTTTCGCGAACGCGGCAGAGAACGCGCCCGAGAACGCGCCGCCCAGCCCGTGCCCGGCCCGGGTGACGTCGCCGTCGGCGTCCTTCAAGAAACCGGACGTATCCGGTCTGACCTTGATGAACGCCTCCGCGATCTTCCGCCCGGCTATGGGACCATCACCTCCCCGCCCGTCTTCGTGATCTGTTCAGCCCGGCTCGCCGGCCTGGCTAGGGCCGAGTCGAACGCGGTCGGGTCTTCCACGCCGAACGCGGCGAGGAGTTGCCGGTCGTGTCGCCACTGGTCGGCCAGCACGAACAGGACCGCGAGCCCCTGCGCGTGTGGCATGCCCATCAGGTCGTCCCAGGAATCTCCGGGGCCAGGTCCCGCTCCATCGCCGCCAACAGTTCCGACTCCAGCTCCGGGGTCAGCGGAACCTCGGTAACCGTGCCATCGGAGGGTGAGATGACCTTGTACGTACGGGGTGTTGTCGTGGGCCCAGGCGACGAGGCCGGCGACGTAGGTAAAGGGGATCCCACGACCCCGGCGAACATGTCCGACATGATCGCTAGGAGGGTGTCTACGTCTACGTCGTTCTCTGTCACGAACTCGCGGAATCGCCCGTACTCGGTAGGGCCCAACAGCATCTCGAACAGGTGCGCCACGGCCGCGAGCGCCTCGGGCGAGTCGGCGTCGAGGTCCTTGAGCGCCCACAGTTCGCCAAGCTCGAACATGATTGAGCCGATGCCGCCGCGGGCCTTGAACTCCTCGCCGTCGACGTCGAAGGTAAACCGTTCGGTCCGCTTGCTGCGGTACGACTTGTGCGCCATCACGCCGCCCGGGTGCTGTCCAGGATGACCCTGAACGGTTGCACGCCTGCGGGCTTCTCCAGGTTCAGCTCGAAGCCGATACCCGTCTTGTCGGCACCCTTGCGGCGGGTCATCGAGGTGGTTCCGCCGTTGAGGCACTGCCGGAAAATCCAGCGCTCCTGCAAGTCGTCGGACTGCCAGCCGTACATGTACCGCACCGGCGAACCCGGGGCGGGCGGGTCGAACGTGACGATCCCGGAGCCGGCGGTGATGGTGCCGCCGTTGCAGGCCCGCTGCAGGTTGGCGGCGGTGATCTGCGCGAGTACGAACCGTACCTGGGTGACGATGCCGGTGGGCACGACGGCGAGCGGGTACAGCTCCTCTGCGACCTCGACCGGGGCTGTGTTGAGCTGGTTGGAAAACTCAGAGCCCTCAAACGTGTAGCCCAGGTCTGTCCACGCCGCCGCCCATGCGGTGACCAGGTCGGCCGGTTCGGCGGACAGCAGCGGGGCAACCTTGAGGGTCCCCGGGCCTAGTGAGATTTGACTGGGGTTGGGCATTGGTCGCTCCTACTGCCGGGGTCAGATGTGGACGTAACGCTCGAGCGCGTCCTGGGCGAAATGGAAGTTGGGGTTGGTCGAGCGCCCCAGGGTGCTGTAGTTGTTCTGAAACGACAGATAGAAGTGGGCCTTGTCCCAGCCCACGTCGCGGGCGCCTTTGGCCCTTGGTGGGGGTCGGACTTGGATGCTGGCGGCACCGGCGCCGGTGCGTTTGGGGGTGACCGCCCGTATGTCGCGGGCCAGCCCCTGGGCGGCCAGTTCGACGTAAGCCAGCACCTCGGGGTCGGTTTTGAGGGCCGCGATCTGCTCGCGGTTCCAGACGGTGCGCACGCTGACGGCGTGGGCCATCGCTACGCCGAAGATCCGAGCAGCACGATGGAGTAGTCGACGGAGGTGCCGCCGCCGCCGTTGGTGATGCGCAGCAGATCGGTCGAGCCGGCCGCCGCTGGCCAGGCGGTGGCGTCGGCGCAGCAGATGCCGAACCACCCGCCCGGGCGGACGGCGATGGTGTGGGTGGCGGCGCCGAACGGGCCGACCCACTGGGTGGCAGCCGCGCCGCCGACAACGACCGTGTTGGTGTTGCCGGCCGCCGCCGCCACGAATAACCCTTTTACCCTGGCGAAGTTGAACGCGGTCCCGAACACATCGGTGAGCGCCCCGACCAGGTCGATGTCGAGGGTGGCCGCTGCGGTCAGGGTGTTGGTGTCCTGGTACAGCTTGTCGAGCTGCCCGGCGCCGGTGCCGTTGACGAGGGCGAGGGACCGGCTGAACTGCAGCGCCGCGTTGCGGCTGGTCAGGTCCAGGCTTTCCGCCACGCTGGCCCGAACGTTCAGCCCCATGAAGATGTCGGACAGTGTCGCTACCACCGTGGTGCTCCTTTGCTAGATGAGGTCGGCTTCGATGCTGATGCGCAGGGTGAGGACCGACACCGCGGCGGTGTCGGTGAGGTTGTGGTCGCACTGGCCGCCAACGATGCGGCTGATGCTCATGCCGCCGGCCAGGTGCCGATTCGCCGCCAGCAGCCGGGCCACCTCGTCGCCGAGCCCCTCGGCTATCTCGTCGGTGACCTCGACGGGGTCTTGCAGGCCGTCTGGTAGCGGGGACTGTTCAACCCGGATGTGCAGACCCAGCACCGCCACCTCATGCACGAGGATGTCGTCACCGTCGACCAGGTCCTCCTCGCCGGGCTGTTCGAAGACGATTCCCCCGCCGTAGATCATCTGGCCTTCGGCGAACACACCCGGGTCGCTGTAGCTGATCAGCGCGTCGGCCAGGGCCGACCCGGCGACCTTAGCGGCCCGCAACGCAGCGATGATGTCCCGTTTGGCGGCGTAGGCGTTGGTGGCGAAGATCAGCCGAGTCGGGGTGGTCATCGCGCCGCCAGCCAGAACGTCGGATTTCCGTTGCGCAGATAGGCGGCGTCAATGTCGGGCGACCCGGTGGAGCGTTTGCCGGCCTGGGCCATCCGGTACACCCCGCCCTCGACGATCGTGTAGCTGATGGCCCGGTCGGGGATGGACGTGCGGGTCGCGGACACCATGTACCGCAGCCGCATGACCGAGGCGTCGGTGACCTCGGGCGGGGTGTAGTCCTTGCCGTACTCGTATTCGACGATCACGTTGCGCCGGCCAAGGGGCCAGATGGAGCCGTCGTCACGGGCGAGTACGCCCGACTCGAGCGGGGCGACCGCGGCCAGCTCGCCCACGCTCAGGTCGCCGTACGGCTGGCCGTAGCGTTCGGCCACCTTGATCCCGCGGACCGCGCGCAGGTTCATGTCCGGGGTGACGATCTCGTCCGTACCGGTCCCGTCCAGGGCGAAGCGGGCGAAGCGTGGCACGAACGCGGCGTGTGCGATGGCCTCGGCTTCCTGCTCGACGGCGATGCGTTTGGCTACTAGCAGGTCGTTGGAGTACCGGCCGGTGTTCCACGGGTTGGCCTGCGACTTGTGCGCCTCCCTGGCGGCGCCGATGTCGAACAGGAACCCGCCGACGTGCTCGACGTAGTCACGGACGATCACATCGGAGCCGGCGACTGAACCGGCCCAGTCCAGGGTCCACGTGTCGAGCAGGGCGGACGCGGGCAGGTCGACCGAGTACTTGCCGGTCGTGCCGTGGCTGGCGGTGATGGGCGAGCCGGGCACGGCGGTGCCGTCGAGACGCTTGACGGTGCCGGTGACGGCGCCCGCCGCGTCGATGACGACACCGTCCACCACGAACGTGTGCGACACGATCAGCCTGGTCGTGACCAACGCCCGGAACAGCACCGCTCACCCCCCCGCGACCGGCCGGCAGACCCGGTAGGGGGCGTCTTTGAAGTACACGAACTCCCACCCGTAGCCCAGCTCGGTGAGCACCGCGTCAAGGTCTTCGGTGGCGTAGAAGCCGTACCGGTCGTGGCATTCGACCAGCAACGCCGGCCGGTGCTTGGCGAGGAGCCCGGCCATGCCGCGCAGGGCGTGCAGGTCCGATCCCTCCACGTCCAGCTTGACCACGTCGAGCCGCTTCAACTTGGCCAGCACCGGCACCTGATCTAGGCGACCTGCACGAACACCGTCGGGGTCGACGTCGACTTCCTCGACGGTTCGTGTTGACCCGCCGGCTAGGCGGTGGTTGTCGTCGCGCAGATACAGGACGGTGTCCACGTCCCACGCCGCCTGCTCGATGATCGTCACGTTGGTGATGTTGTTCAGGGCCAGGTGCTGGCGCAGCGTCGGGACGGTGGCGGGGTTCGGTTCGACCGAGAACACCTTCGACGCCCGGCCCGCCATGCGCACCGACCAGCGGCCGATGTGCGCCCCGACGTCAAGGAACACGCCCCCCTCGGGTAGCAGATCCTCGAGTACCGGCTGCAGGGTCTCCTCATGGGCGGACCAGCCGATCCAGTCGTCGGTACGGTTGCCCCGTTCGACCCACAGGAACCCGCCGGCCGGGCGGATGCGCATGTCCAGAGTCGTAGGGTCGGGTGGCCGGGTAGCCGCATCGCGCCGCTCGTCGACGGCCACCTCCAACTGTTTGAGCGCCGGCTCCCAGTACTCGGCGAACACCCGGTCCGCGTCGTAGTCCTGCGCGAACGCCCACGCCTGCGCCCGCATCTCCTCGCTACGGGCCTGCTCGTACGCCTCCCCGTACGCGTCGACGATGCCGGAGATGTACGGCTTACGGGCCCACGCCTTCTGCGAGTCGTGCCACAGCGGCTCGCCTGGCACCTTCCACCCGGCCCCGACCAGCTCAGGCATTGCGGTCGTGTCGGTGACGATGACCGGGGTGCCGCACGCCTGGGCCTCGACGATGGGGATGCCGAACCCTTCACCCCAGGATGTGTTTGTGAGGACGTCGGCGGCCCGGTAGATGTCGGCCACGGTGGTGTTCGGCACACCAACCCGGTAGGCGTACTGGTCGGTCACCAGGTAAGACGTTTCCGGCAGCTCGAGCTCTTGCAGGAGGTAGCCGATGTCCATGCCCATCGGGTTGGTCACGTCGGTGTGCAGGGCCAGGACTGCGTCAGTGTGTTTCTTGCGGAACTCGCTAAACGCCAAGATCTGCTCATAAAACGCTTTACGCGCCCCGTCCTGCCCGACGTTGGCCGCAACCTGCGCGATGACGAACGCGTCGGCGGGGATCCCAATCCGCTCCCGGGCCTCGGCCTTATCGCCGGGGCGGAACACGCTCGTATCAATGCCGTGCGGAACGTACAGGGGCCGCATCCCAAGATCCTCAAGTTTGCCCTGCCCGAACCGGGACATGGCGATGGGAATGGCACCCGAGTTTTCGATCCAGTTCCGCACCATGATCGGAACTGTTTCGTGGTCGACCGGCACCCACGCGGCGACGTTCAGGCCGGGCAGCAGCGGAATGTCGAAGGTCCACACATCCCCGAGGGTGATGACCAGGCCCCGGCGGGAAACCTCGCCGAACGTGGTTCGGGGGCCGGCGCCGAAGTGGTGCATGGCGTGGGGGATGAGGGTGTCCTTGCCGTAGCTCTTGGCGTAGCTCGGATACACCTTCATGCCGTGCCAGTTCTGCATGCCGCCCCACACGCCGTAGTAGGCGGAGATGGCCACGTCATGCCCCAACGCTTTGATGCGCGGGGTGGCCTGTCCGGTCTGCGTCCCGTAGCCGCTGCCAACCCACGGGGCCACCGAGTGCCAAAGGATCTTCACTCGTCACCCACTCCTCGCTTAGCAGCAGCAACGTGCAGCAAGTACTCTTCCGTCGAGCCGTGGAACGCGTTCGCGTACACCTCCGCGATCAGTGCGTCTCGGTTTTCGCCGTCGGCGGCCCGTCGCAGCAGATCGGCGAACAACTGCGCCTCGAGCACGACAGTCCCGGTGAGTTGCGAACTCATTCGTCGATCGCCACCTTCGCGGTGCTCTTCTTGGCCGGCTTGGCCGCCGCCTGCTCCTCGTCGTCCTCCGCGAGCCGTTCAACCAGCTCGTTCTTGTTGCCGGACGTGGGCAGGCCCCGGTCGCGCAAGTCGTCGCGCAGTTCCTCGTTGGTGGGTACCGGCTCCGGCTCGACGGGGGCGGGTGTGACGTCGACCGCGTCGCCGGACACGACGAGAGCCTTCATGTGCGCAACCGCATCCGTGTCGGAGTCGTCGACCGTAATGCGACGGCCGGGCATGCCAGACAAGACGCGGCCGTCGCTGAACCGGCTATTGACCTGATGCACAAGCTCGATCTGCATGGCCGTGGACTCTTTCGTTCGTAGGAAGGCGACACGAGGGCCGGGCTGTGGGGTCAGCCCGGCTCCCGTCGCGGTGGTTTAGAGCAGGTATTTCGCGAACGCGGCCGGGCGCATAACATCCCCGCCGACCCGCATCTTGAACAGGAACGCGACCAGGCCGAGCTCGGCGTAACGCTCGTCAAGGCGTTGCACTGTGATCGACTGGCGGTCGGCGACCAGGTAGCCCAGGGACGGGTCGCCGAAAATGACCGACGGCTCGGTCGCCGGGGTGCCGGCCATGGACGGCAGTCCCTCCAGCGTGTAGAACCGCTTCCCGAACAGGGTGTCCGGCTCGCCGGCGCGCACCGACGGCTGCCACAGATAGTTGCTGGTCGTGTCCTTGAGCAGGGCGATCGCCTCGGCCGCGTCGTTTGACGCGAAGTAGGCGCCGTTTGGCCGGAACCGCGTCCCGACCCGGTACTGCAGCGCCTTGAGGTTGTCCCCGGTCGGAACGCCACCCGTTGTCGCTGTGACGACCTGCGTGATGGTGTTGGCGGCGGCGGTCGCCCGGGCTGCCAGGCCCCACGGCTTGGACACGCCGTTGCCGGCGGCGAACGCGTCGTCTTCCATCTGCGCGACCTGCTGGCCGACGATGTCCTGGATCAGGGTCACCAGGTTGGCGTCGGTGTCGGCCAACTCGTCCACACCCACCCGGGACATGGCGGTCAGGTCGTGGACCTCGATGACGTCAACCGGCGTGTTCGGGACCACGTTCGCGTCCACAGTGGAGGCAGCGTTGATTTCCAGCTTTCCCCAGCCGGCGGTCGCGCCGGTGAGCGAGCGCAGGTCAACCTTGTTGCTGTTGGTGGTGCGGACTGTTGGGCCGGCACCGCGGAAGATGGCCAGGTGGGGCAGGACTTTGAAGATGGGGCCGGCGATGTCGTGGGGGACGATGACCTCACCGGTGGCGTCTTCGATGATCGCCGCCTTTTCGGCCGCGTCCAGGGTCGCGAGCCAGCCGTGCCGTTCGGCGTTGGACAGGCGGATCGCCTTGGCGAAGTTGGCCATGGTCCGGGCCTTCATGGCCTCGGCCCACGCCGGGCCCTCAACCATGCCGCCCTTGGCGGCGACGTGCGCCTCGGCCTGCAGTGCGGCCGGGATCTGGTCCGGGGCGGAGCCCCAGGCCTCCATCTCGTCCTGAGTCTTCTCGGTGTCGGCCAGGCCGCGCAGCCGCTTGGACTCGGCGAGCAGATTCTGCATCTTGACCGCGTCCTCACCGGAAATTTTGGTGACGTCGGGATAGCGGTCGTGGATGGCGCGGGCCAGCGCGATGCACTGCAGCGCCTTGTCGGTGAGGGACTTTTGAGCGACTTGGCTCATGCGAGGCTCCTAGCTCGCCGAGCGCAGCTCCGCCTCCAAAGCGGCCAGTTCTGCGCTTGTGACCGTCGCCGCGGCGATGGCCTCCAAGTCAACGAGTGAGGGACTCGGCTCGCTGCCGGGTGAACTAGTCGGCCCGGATTCCCCGATCAGGGACAGGGCGTACATGGCCGCCTCGTCCAGGTCGGTGGTCTTGCGTACATCATTACCCGCCGTGGCCGATTCGCCAGTAGCGGGCTCGGTAATGGTGGCCGTTTCGGGGTAGCGCGCCTTCATCAGGCTGTCGATCGCGACCCGCCGCACCGGCGCTGAGGAGATGCGCAGCGCCGCCCGTAGGTCCTCTTCCCATCGGGGGGCAGCCTCGTCGTCGGTGCGCTGTACCGCCGTCGCGTCCTTGGCAGCGGTGGTCAGCGCGAGCGTGTTGACCGGATAAGCGGTGAGCGCAACCTGGAGCAGGCCCACCTCTCTAAGGACCCGGATGGCCCGGCCCTCACGTGTGGTTGAGCCTTTCTGGACAATCGGGCCGAAGATGGAAAGGCCGTTGATGTGGCCCTCCCGGGCCTTGACCCGCATGGTCTGGGCGTCCGGAGTCGAGGCGAACTTGGCCCGGATCCGCAGCCCATAGGGCAACTCCTCGGCGAAGCTGAGCGAACCGATTACCGAATCGCCGTCCAGGTCGTGGCTTTTCGATAGCGGGATGGCCCTGCCCGACATGCGCCACTCGGCGATGGTCTTGCGGAAGGCGCCCGGCGTGATGATGTCATCTTGCTGATCGGTCACGTTGTACACCGACGCCCAGCCCTCCAACTCGCCCGGCCCGTCGTCGGCCTTGCTGGTCAGGTCCCACGAGATCGGCACCACACCGCCCAGGCCCAGCCGCAGCCATTCACCTTTCATGGTCTCAACCCTCCCAGCCCCGCGCGGCCAGCATGGCCAGCTCGTCGCGTGATAGTTCGATCCCGTACTCGGCGGCGAGCATGCCCATGCTGGCCGCTACCGTCCCGCCGTCTGTGGGCGCCGGTTGCGCCGCGGCGGCAGCCGCTGCCGCGTCTTCGGGGCTTTGGTCGACTGGGGTCGGGGTGACCCCGGCCGGGATGAGGAACACGTCCCCGTTCGGGACCGGCGGCAGGCCGATGTAGCGGCGGAAGTCGTTTTGTGTGATGCCACCCTTGGCGAACGCGTCGGCGGAGCGCTGCCACAACGCCCCGGTTGCTTCCTTGAGCGCCAGGACCTCCGAGTTGTCCCAGCGGACTTTCACCGTGCGGCGGCCGGCCCCGGCAAACAGTGGGGCCAGCCACATGCGCACCGGCTCGATGTAGCGCCGCTCCTCGGTGAACATGGACTCTTCCCAGAACGACAGCCGCGCCTCCCGGTAGTCCTTGTACGCGTTGTGCTCCAGCCCGACCTTCGCCCCGACCAGGATGGGTTCGACTGCGAACGCCATGCAGATGCGGGTTTCCGACACCGCCCGCAGGTCGGGGAACTCCAGGTTGGTCAAGGACAGCCCGACCTCGTGCAGCTTCATCCCTTTCTGCAGGAACGCCGGGGTACCGCGGCGGGCCCCGCCGAACGCGTTGCGCCACATGCTGGACAGCCGCTCGTGCACGGCCGGGGTGACTTCCTGCTCAGATTCGATGATGACCGACGGCATGGCGTGGTTGCGTAGCAGCTTGTCGACGAAGTCGGTCGCCCCGTTGTCGAGGGTGACCGCGCGGGCCGCGGGCCGTAGCGGCGGCATGCCGAAGTATCGCCAGCCCAGGTCGTTCGGGTTGGGGTTGGGGTAGCACACCCGGATGATGAACGCCTGCTCACGGGCCGCCGCCTTCGACCCGGCCGGCGGTACGGGAACCGCAATCTCCGGCCGTTCCGGGTCGGGCCGGTAGATCCACACAAAGTCGGCCAGGACCCGCGGGTTGGGCAGCGCGGCGAGCAGGTCTGGGCGCAGCGGCCACAACTCGGCTGGCTGCCCGTTGCGGCCCTTGACGACCAGCCAGAAGCAGGTGCCGGCCAGGTCCTTGTACGTGGAGGACAGCTCGAAGAACTCGAACTCGTTGGTGATCGGGTTCGGCTCGGCGAACAGTTTGCGCAGCGGATGCTCCGCGATCTCTGTGGCGTCGTCGGACTGGTAGACCCGGATGGTGGCCTGCGGCAGAGACTCGGCCCGGTACCGGATGCACGCGTAGGCCAGCTCGTTGCGGCCGTAGCCGTTGACGGCGTAGTTGGCGAACGACCCGTCTTGCTCGACGGTGCCGGCGTTGTTGCGTCCGCCGGCGAATGGATCTAGCTGCATGAACGACTGCCGGCCGTCGACGATGTTCACGAGGTCTTTGGATGTGCTAGTAAGCCAGCCCATCAGCCACCTCCGCGGTTAGATGCCATCGCCCAGTCGGGGAACGGGTCGCCGTCTGACTCCCAACCAATGCCATGGTCACCATCGTAGGGCTGGCGGTGGTCGGCCTGGTTGTGCCAGATCGTGTCGGGGATCCCTTCCGGCAGGGGGAACGCGGCGCACACCTGCGTCGGCTCCGGCTGCGCGGCGTTGTCGTCGCTGCGGTCCAGCGGCGAGGTCCAGTGTTTACACACCAGGCACTGCGGTGCGGGTTGTGTGGTCATCAAGGGCTGCTTTCGTAACGGCTACTCATCTCACCAAATATGGCCTGGGACAACTGGGAGGCTGTGTCGGCGCCTGCGGTGAGCCCCGTCGCCTCATCGTGGTAGTCGTAGGTCGACCGTATGGCGGCCTCGGTGTGCAGCATGGCCGGGCTGCCCCCGCCCGCAAACCGGCCGCGGTCATCCCGGGCCTGTTCCTTCGCCAACAACTCCAGCGCCGCCCACAGGTCAGCCTCGAACCCGTCCAGGACTAGCGCCAACGCCTTGGTAACCTCCGCCTCCCAGCCCCTGGCGTTGGTGTCGAACACGGCGAAGAGTTCTTTCGACAGGGGGGTTGCCCGGGAGCCGTTGGCCATGACGTCGGCGAACACCTCCGCGGTCAACTCAGCGTCGTCTGTCGCCGAGTAGTGCGACACGCCCTTCTGCACGTAGGTCTTGACGTCCACTCCGCGCCCCGCCGCACCCCGCCGGGCCGCCTGCCCGACCTTATATTCGGGCAGACCCGGACGGCCGTGTTTGCCGACGCTGTGCCCGAACTCATGCAACGCGAGATCCCGGGGTGTGACCGTGACGGCGCCGCGGCCCTGCAGTACTCCCTTGATCTCCAACTCGCGGATGCGGGCCCTCGTTTGGAAGTGGGCCGGCGTAGCCACTCCCGCGTTCAGGTAGATTGCCGTTCCGGTGGTGTGGAAACCGTTCGGCAGGTGCGCGGTCGGGGCCTGGTAGGTGCCGCCCGCGCCGTTGCTCTCCCCGCCACGTACCGCGATCGCCGTGGCCGTCGACGAGCGCGCATCCTGAGCCAGTAGGCGCTCGTTGTGGTCGGTTACCGAACTGCCGGGACCGTAAGTCCCCACCTGCCGCAGCGGCGTCGCCGGGTAGCGGGCCGCACCCTGCAGGATGCCTTCGCCGAACTGCCGGGCGACCGCCGGGTCGGCGCCGGCCATGCTGACGGTGACCTTGTCGCCGACGATCGCCGACGCTTCCGACGACACCACGGCGGCGATCTCATCGGATGTTTTCGCCTTTTTCAGGGACACCCTGACCCCGGCCCCGCGGCCGTGGCTTGACTGATCATGTTTGCCGGGCAGGTGTTTAACGAGTAGGTCCAGCGCTGCGGCCCGAGCTCCGTCGTCGGCGATGCCCAGGACCGCGTCAAGGTCGGACTCAAACGGGGCCAGCGACTTGACAGCTTGCGGCTGCAACGCGAACTCGAGGAACTCCGTCCCGGGCACCGGCTCAAACTGCATGCCATGGTCACCGTCGTGGGGCTGGCGGTGGTCGGCCTGGTTCCACCAGATCTCTGCCGGGATGGCGTCAGCGTGGGTCGGGTATGCGTCGCACGAGCCTGTGCCGTCCGGCCACGTCGGCTCCGGCACATCCTCGTTCAGCACCGGCGACCGAAAGTGTGCGCAGGTCAAGCACTGGGGCGGGGGTCGGCTACTCACTGGGCGACCTCCAGGAGATCCATAACCTGATGCGACAGTGGCGACGCGCCGGCCCCGCGAACCATCACATCCGCGAACGCCTCAGCTGCAAACTCGTGCGAGTTGTGCTGCGAATAGAAGGATATTTCACGGAGCAAGAAGACGCGCTGGTCCTCGCGTTCCTCCTGGGTCGGGCCCGTTACAGGTGGGGGCCGGCGGCCAAACAGCCCACGCCGCTGTGCCGGGGCCGGAGGTCGGGCGGTCCGTTCCCTGGCGTAGGTCCGGCCGATGGCGCTGGCGCGGGAGCTGGTTCCGCGACTCTCATGCATAACGTGACCGAACTCGTGCAAAGCCAGGCCCCTCACATCGCCATAGGCGAACACACCGCGGGCCTGCTTCATGCCCAATATTTTGTTCGCCTGCTCGGCGGCGTCACTGCTGCGGTTGAACTCGATCTCGTACTGTCCGCCGGTGGTTGCTGGAGTCAGCGTGTGGGCCCAGGTGAATTCAGATTCACGATCGGATGGGAAGTCTTTCGCACGCACCGCACCAAGCGGCGCGCTCGGGAACCGCTCCAGCCCTTGCAGCAGCCCTTCGGAGTATTCGCGGGCCAGTTGCGGCTCGATGTCCTGATAGTCGAATGGGATGTCCCGGCCCGTGATCCGCTTCGCCTCGGCCGCCGCGGCCGCGCCGACTGCGGCGGTCGTCTTCGCATCCTGCAACGACTGGCGAGGCACGCCGCCGCCGCCATGCCCGTGGCTTGACTGATCATGTTTGCCCGGCAAGTGCTTGGCGATCTCCTCCAGTACGCTCGCACGCACCGCCGGGTCGGATAGCTCTAACACCGCCTCCAGGTCAGCATCCCAGCCGGCCAGGGACTTGCCGGACTGGCCGCCTGTAACCTGGTTCAGTGCACCAGCGGCGGCAGCCATGTCCCGTAGTGCCGCAGAGAAGGCGGGCTGGTCGAGGGGTTCCAGGTCCAGATCCTCTTCACCGTCGGCGCGTGCGTTGAAGGTCACGGTGACTACGCCGCTGTTATAGAGGACGACGTCCACATCGTCGCCGTCACCGTCTTCGGTAGCGACTATCTTGCCGTCCACCACTTTGTCGGACGGCTTGCTCGGATCGGGCGTGTGACCCTTCAGCCCGTCAACGGCGTCTGCGACATTCCTAATGTCTGTCGATCCATGCAGATAGGCAGTGGCTGCAGACCCCGAAGAGTTCTCGAAATCAATAGTGAGTGTCCCGTTCGGCTCCATGCTCAGGTCGACACTCCCGCCGGCGGTGTCGATGGCGGTACTCGCAATGGATCCACCGCCCCCGCCGTGCCCGTGTGTGCTTTGGTCGTGCCGGCCGGGCATGTGCTTGGCCAACTGCTCCAGCACCCGGCTCCGCAGCCCGTCGTCGGCGATGCCCAGGACCGCGTCAAGGTCCGCCTCGAACGGGGCCAGCGCCTGGGTCATGGCGCCGGCCGGGAATCCCAGCCCAACAGCAACGCGCCCATGCCGACCAGCCCGGCCGCGGCGATGATCGCCGCCCCGGAACCCAACGCGACACCAAACCCGACCGGGGCCAGCAGCACCGCCGCCGCGGCCAACACGATCGCGACCTCATGCCGCCCGGTGCGCAGCCACCGCCACGACCGGCGGGCCAACGTCACCAACCGCGACCGGGCACCCCGGGCCAACATACGCACCCGGGCCGGCACCGGGGTCAGATAGACCACCGCCGCCGCGGCCAGCAACGCCCAGCCCCAGCCGGCGAGCACACCCACACCGCAGACGGCACACAGCCCGGCAAGCCACATGCGTCCCATGGGCAGGATGGTACGCGCGTGAAGGTCATCCACCCCATGCCGCAACCCCGACAACCCTGGCCGTAACCAGGCGAACCCCGGCTCTAACCTGGCCAGCCTCGGCTCAGTAGAAGATCTGCGGCTCAGGCAGGGGCTCGGTCCACTTCAACTCGACCCCCAACATGCCCAGCACCATCAGATACAGCGGGCCGATGTCATCCGAGGAGCCGCGGTTAACGAACGTGAACGCCCCCGCCCCAACGTCGATCTTCTGCGCCAGCGCCATTGCCCGATCAAGCGACTCCTGCCCCAGGTGCCGCACCCGGGTCCCGTCGTCGCGGGACGGGTCGGCCTGCGCCCCGGTCCGATCATAGAACCGTCCACACGCCGCCTGAATATCCGGGCCGTTGGGCTCAGTGACGTCATAACCTGCGTTCTTGATCGTCTGGATCAGGCTGGCCGCCGGCCGGCGTTTGTCAATGACCGTGGTACACACCTCGCTCGACTCCAGGATCTCCAACGCCCGCGGCTCCATCCAGTCCGTCCCGACCGTACCGACCGCGATCTTCAACCCGGGCTCCACCACCTCAAGGTGCCAGTGTCCGTCGGCCCGTTTCCCCACCACACCCAGCCAGCCCCGCTGCCGCTCCTTGTCCATCTCCACCGCCAACGCGACCGCACCGACCGGCTGCGACTCGACATCCTGCAGGCCGTCCCAAATCCGCTGCGGCACTGTGGTCCACATCGGCACCGTCTCCTTCGGCTCCCAACCCAGAAACTCCGCACAGAAGTCGATCAGCGGCAGCGACTCGAAATGCGCCCGGATCCGCTCCACCGGCACCGTCACACCCAGCCCCGGCATGCACGAGTACCAGGTACGCGGATCGCCCGGATCCGAACCCTCCACCGCGGACCAGTCGAACAGGGCGACCCCGTGCCGCGCGCCGGTCTCGACCCGGGCCCGGGCAAAGCGC